AATAAGTTGGCGCAGAATACTTGTGGCACTTTTAGCAAGACCACCAATAAGATGAATAAGGCCTGTTCCGTAGAATCCAAGTCCCGGTAAGTATCGGTAGTGAACAAAGTGCGCTCTTTTACGCTTCTTAATATCTTCTTCATACCAGTTCCTCCTTATAGACAAAATTGTCAAACTGGACTTATCAACAGTTACAATATACGGGCGAGCTATGCCATCTGGGTCATCGAAAGGCTCTGGCAAGTTTAAGTCAGCGTGAACCTCAAGGATGGTGTGTCTGTCATCGTCCTCCAAAACGGCGGTTTCGCCATCAATCTCATCATACTTTTCTTGGATATCTGAATAGTCTGGCTCTGGGTCAGGTAATTCAACATCAAGGTAAAAGCCATTAACCTGAAGCTCGATAATCTCATTTGGCGTCTTCTTCATAACATGAGTGTAACGAGGGGCGGTGGCTAAATCAGCCGCCCCATAAGAAACAACAAAGTCTTCCGCAGGAACAAACATTGCCGCAGGACGCTCATTGATTGGGTCATAGTAAACTTTTTTGAAAGCAGAGCCTGCTAAAGGCAGACGAAACAGCATTTGCTCTGTTTCATCGCGATACTCACTCATCTCCTCAGTCAGAAGATAATTCATTTCGTTTTCAACGCGAGTGGCCTGTTCCATTTTTTCTGGGTCGCGCTTACCAACGACCTTTGTTCTTACAGGGCCAGCCGCAGGGAATATCTCACCCATGGCCTGAGCCTGAAAGCGGACGACTGCTTCAGTCAAGACAGGGTGAAACACGCCAGCCGCACCAGCCCAAGGCTGTGTGCGTTCTTCTATTTTCATGCCAAGAAGGTCTAGTCCCTTAACGTAAGACCTTGCCCACTCTTTACGAGACTGTCTGTCTGCTACAAAATCATCAACGATTTCAGACGCCAATGCTTGCAGTTCTGCATCTTCGATAAACTCAGCAAGGTTGCCATCATGCTCTGGCCCCATAATTTGTTCGGCCATATCACCAGTAAAATCGATAACCATTGACTCCCCCTCAACGGAGATGCCAACAGCGTCTGGATTTACAACCTCAACCTCAATCTCATCTGTGCCTGCTATATCTAATTCAGCAGGAGACATTTGTTTTTCTACAGCCATAATAAATTCCTGAGTTAGTCGTCCTTCTGCATGATAACAGAATACCTAGCGTGATGGGAGCCTGCAAAGTCTGAGACTACCCTCCAGCCCTTTTCTTGATACTTTTTCACCTCATTATGAGAAACATATCTCAATGTACAGCTTTTAATAATATTCGACTGGTCTTCTGTATGTTGGTTCGTCATCCCAGTCATCCATAGAGCTTCTAATCCAACCGCCCTGACGAAATCTCAACAATGCTTGTGTTGTAGAGTCAACCAAGTCATCATTCTCTCCCGCAGGAAACGCCGCGCACTCCTCAATAACTTCTTCGGCCCATCTTGTGGCTGGACACCATATTACACCAGAGGCAAAAAGGTCACTGACGGCATTAACTCTTGCTATTTTATCCTGTCCACGGGATGGTGTAAACTCTGTAACAGGAATACCCATGGCCCTAAGTTCAAAAATCAAAGGCGCACCAGAGGCCTTTTTCTCTACAACCATTTGGTCAGGTTCGTATTCCCAGTATTTATCATACGCGGCACGTTTTAATTCTGGAAACTCTAGCTTTTCTTTGTAAGCATCTAACAAAATTAAATTAGGCACTGTTTCGCCATCTTCATTAGGATGATGAAACACACCCCATGTAGTACAGGCAGAGTAGTCCGCTCGTTGCGTTTTCAAAAACGCTGTGTCCCAACTTTGTATAATTGCTTCGCACGGTGGCGGGCTATCATATTCCCATTCTTGCCACCATTCTCGCTTAATCAACGCTCCTTCTTCTGCTGTAGGGTCTTGCTGATACTGTGCAGACCACTTCGATACAGGCAGTTCTGCCTTTAGTGCCTGTAACTGGTCCAAAGGCCAAAACTCAGGCCACAGCGGCTCCTCTGACGGAAGGATTGCCGGAAGCTCAATTACTTCCCACTCGTCCGCGCCCTCTCTTTGTGTAGCTGATTTAATTATCTGCCCAGTCAAATCGCGTGTTGACCAACGGGTCATAACAATTATTATCGCTCCTCCGGGCTGGAGTCTTTGTCTTGGCCCTGACGTGTACCACTCGTAAACTTTGTCGTAGACATCTGGGTTGTAAGCCCCCAGTGCCGCTTCCTGTTCCGAATGTGGGTCGTCAATAATGAGAACGTCAGCACCTTTACCAGTAACTGCACCGCCGACACCAATCGCAAAGTAGTCTCCTTTTTTATTTGTATTCCAACGACCAGCGGCCTTTGAGTCTGCGGAAAGAGATATTCCGGGAAACACTTCCTGAAAGTCCTCTTGGTTGATTAGGTTTCTTACCTTACGACCAAAGCCTACAGCAAGCTCCGCAGTGTGTGCCGTCTGAATAATCTTTTTTTCTGGATATCTGCCAAGAAACCATGCGGGAAACAAATACGATGCGAACTCCGACTTGGTGTGTCGTGGCGGCATATTGATGATTAACCGCTTTAGCTCTCCGTTTGCTACACGCTCAAACGCATCAGACATAATGCTGTGATGACGACCAGCAATAAAAGAGGGCCACATTCTTTTGACAAAGGTTATGAAGTCTGTTCTGGACGACTCTTTGGCTTTTGCCTCTTCCAGTTCCTCTAATAGACCAATAATCTCTTGCCTTTGTTGCACAGGCAACTGAGATATCTTGCTCATAACTAACGCAGTGTTATTCATCAGACACGCATCTGTTTAGTAAAACTGATTTGGCAAGCTCTAACAGAAACACCATATCAGCCGCCTTGCCATGAGATGTAGCCATAAACAGATTTCCTTCGTCTGTCCATCCAATAACCATAGCCTCAGTCATGGTTACTTCTTCTCGAAGAACCCCTAACATTTCTTTTGGGTCTAAATCAGGGTCTTCATGTATAGATGGGTTACCCGGAAACTGTATTATATTGGTCATCGTCAATTTCTTCCAATATCTCTATTCTGTCTCTGTGAATTGATATCTTATCAAGTTCACCCTGAATAGCCTCAAGAATATCAGAATGCTCTCCTATTCCCGCTGGGTTGGATAGATAGACCTTTATGTTTGTTTTGTGCAGTTGGATATTACCATGGGCTTGAGCAATCAAGGCACGAATTATATCTTCTCTCATAAAAAACTCCCTCTCCCTAAAAAATGACGGTGGGGGAGCAAGGGAGGATGCTCTACCCCACCGGAAGCGCCGGGAGACGTTGCGCTTCAAATTTTAGTATATAGTACATTATGTACTTTAACTAGAGATGTATATAATATATAATACTAGTATGTACTATATAGTACATATGTACTATAGTACATTAGCCTAGCGCATCTTTTTCGGGTGAGGATACCTCATCTCGCTTTCGAGCATTAAACGATGGCTAGGCGTTTTACCGGACCAGACAACTCTGGAAGCATGGTAGGGGAAAGCGGCTTTGGCTTTTATTGTAGAAAAAAAACCTACAGCATATAGTCATCACGAATCGGAAAAGTCAGAGCCGCAGAACCCTTCTGATAAAAAGGGGAGAGGCGATGATGACGCAGAGCAAATCGACCTTGAAGAGTGTATCGCAAACGCAGGAAGTCTGCGATAAGTGTGATAAGCCAGCACTCATTAAGACTTACGGCAAAACTTTATGTGCTAATCACGGTCTTGAGCATTTGAAAGACCTGAACAAAATTAAAAAGCATGGGATACTTTTCTGATGAAAGAGTTTGCCCTTGTGCTAGGTATGTGGACTTACACAGGCGAAGAATGGGTCTTGGCAAGACAAGATGTGCTGAAAGAAGATTATCATCATGAACATTGCGAATTTTCTTCTTATGAAGAGGTGAGTGATAAAAACAACGGAAATAAGTATCTAAATGTAATTATTCAATGCTATCCTGTTTCCTGTACCGATAAGGAGACGTGTTGAATGTTTAAGGCCTTCATTGTAGCTTGTCATATAGCAAACCCCGCTGACTGCATACTCATAAGTGATGACCGTGGTCCTTATGATACTGAGGAAGAATGCAAGATTCGTATTGTGGAAATGATTGAAGATTCGATAGATGTATTCAGAATGATACAAGCTCCCATGATATTTAAGCTGACAAGCTGTGTACACCCAGACGATATGGAATTTACGAATGTCAACACTACTGACCAATATTCCAAACGCTAAAGTTTATGTTCGCAAAGAATATCTCATGGACCATCAAGAGGGACATGGTGAATTTGTTGAGGGGCATTGGGTAACAGCAAAGTCTATTCCCGGCAGAGCCTTTTACTTTGAGACTTACCTGCCTCATTACGGCGCTTTGTACGACAAACTACCGATTAGCGCCTTTGTATCAGAGCCTAAAACGCCAGAACCCGACCTGTCCCTACCCAATCTGCAATTCTGGAACTGTATGGACTATGGTGTCACGTCTATTTACAAGCAATTCATTGGTTCTATGGATTTTGAGGTCCGAACACGCGATGAGGGCAACTTTTACGGCACATATATCTGCACGTTAGACAATTATCACGCACAGGCAGACGAAATAGACTACTCAACGTCTGAAATTCCAGAGGAACACAAGTCATTTAACTTGATAGAGCTAGAGAATGGGCAATATGCACTGTACCCGAACAACAGAATGCGGGTATATGATAACTCCCTAACGCCAGAGAACCCATCAATGCCCGATTTCAAGGTATCTACCGAATATTATCAGGTAGAATCCGGCAATAAGTACAGGTTAGGGGATACAGAAGAGTACTTTTACGAAAAATAGTAGTAAAATTTGTACGAGGTTAGGAATCCTAGGAAACTTTTCCTGAAAAACCTCCGGGGCGTTCCAGATAAATTGTATCCTAGTACAAATTAAGGGGGTGGGGGTCAGTGTTTCGTGGGCTGTTCCATCACTTCCCACATCATCCACGCATAGTTCATCCTATCATTGACCTCAAACGACAGCGCTAGACGCGCCTCAAGGCTCATAGAACGCCATTCCTGCTTCTCCCGCTCCGTCATACCACATTTAAGACAAAGGCTCTCTTCGGGCTTCCTTGGGCCTCTGTAGTAGCACTCCCCTTTGCAGGGTTTGTAATTTGCTTGGTAATCGGTTGTGTAAAACATCATGTATGTCGCATGGCTAGTGGGTAGGCATATTAGGGTGGTCGGGGGTAGGTGGGGTGATAGTAGATAGCCCAACAAAAAGGGGGCGGGTCACTCGCCCATCAACACCGCCAAACGCCGTTGCAAATCCGCTTCGATGTCGGAAGCAGTGCGGTCAGACTTCTCCTCAGTCTCTATCCTGTCGCTGAACATAGCCACCGACTTACCCAGTGCCACCAGTGCGCTGACCCGTGACGTATCACTGCCACTCATTGCCTCTTCTTTTAGCCTGTCAGTCACCCAGATTTTCAGCTTGTCCTCTTCTGTCCGTTTACGTGCGGTGATATCCTCAGTTATCGCCTTTATCCTACTTACAACCTTAGTGTTCTTAGTCGCTAGGTTTGAGGCGTTTACCCATACTGTAGAAGGTTTTGTGCCTTCTTTGACGTTATATGCCGTTTTATAGGCATCAGTCAGTGTCTGACCCTGTGCGACTAGCTGACAGAAGTGTTCCTGTTTAGCTGTTAGCTTGTCCCCTTCATCTGACACTATTGTCAGGTGTGGATGATTGTCTTTATCTTTACCCATGTCTCTATCCCTATGAAGTGCCGCAACTATGCGCTATCGCTTGGTCGGGCTTTTAAAATTGTACTACCGTATAAATATACCAGCCCAGACACGCTACCACTACCCAGCATTCTGTTCCTGTTTCGTTCTCATTAACCTATTTTTAGTTAAACAGGCAATGTTCTTGTTTTGTTCATGCCGTTTAATGGCGTTTTAAGCCCCACTGAGAGGCTTTAGGTATTTTTGCTAGGAAACATACACGGATAGTCGCTGAGAGCGCTCAGTGAGCGTTTTAGGTTTTGTCAACACTTTTGTGCATTTTAAGCGTCAATAATCCGACACCCCCAAAAAAGGGTTTTCTGCATATATATGGTGTCGATGCACCCGATAATTATTTTAAACTTTTTTTGTACGATAGTACTTTTAGGGGTTTACAATTCATTTTAGATAGCTTATTTAAAGAGAGCCTGCTGGTAGCAAGCGCGGCTCTGCCGCCCCTCCTTCAGGACGCACGGATTGAGTACCCTCTTGGGTTAAACGTCCCAGCATCTGTTCTGGCGAACAGCGCGATTTATCGCGGCACGACTGGCAAGGCTCTCAACACGACCCCCAACACTGGCGCAGTAGCGTTAAGAGGGACACGGTTTTCCTGTCGCTGGGTATTGGTAGCCCAGCCTGACGAGTAACCACGAAACAGGAGACTGAACATGACTGCATACCGCCACGCTAAAATCGCCGAATTACTTTCAATCTTTTGGGCTTGCAATGATGCTGACTCTGAGAACGCCCCCAACTGGACGCGCCCAAATATGTCAGGCACAGTTTGCAATCCGCTATCACAGGCGATAAGGGCGTTACTGCACGCTGACTTTTATATCTATGACAACGCCAACGAATTGATTGAGCAGACCATGACCATGCTTCTGGATGACTTTGCTCACTTTGATTACCAAGTGACTGGCACAGTCAATTTTATATTGTCGGACAATGGATGCTCATAAGCTACCTGATGATGGGCGCGTAGGACACGCCCGAAACACCGCGCCCTGCGGTGTCGTAGCGTCCTGCTACTTTTTATCAACAATCTTTTGGAGTACCAAATGCAAAAATCTACTTTCGTAATCGCAGACAGCAACCTCAACACTATCGCTTCTAATGAAAAGCGCATTGGCCTTTTGAAGGGTGATGCCAAAGAGGCAAACGGTGAGGCTCAAACACTTAAACTGAACAGCTACTGCCAGCTAATATCTGGCATTGCTGGGGCGCCTATGACTTCCAAGTCTAACCTGCCAACCGCTGTGTCATCCAGCCTCAAGGCTGACCTGATGGACATCGGTGGCCTGACTGAGGGCATGGCAAACAAGATGGTCAAGAACGCAGTCGGCGCTCGCAACGTGTTCAAGATTGGCGGTGACAACATCACCCCTGAGATGGTTACCCAGATATTTGAAGAGCAGGGTATCTCTTCTGAGGCCAAGCTAATCAAAGCAGTGTCAGGTGATGATGCTAAGTCTAAGGTTCAGCTTGCAGTAGACAAGGTTGCTGGCAAGCGCTCTACCAAAAAGAATAACAAGGGTGAGCGCATTGACGGTGACAAATGGCTGGGCGGTTTTACCTACGATGAAATCGAAGAGTTCCAGTCAGTGCTGGCTGATGCCTTGCGTGTTCGCGGTGAGATGGAAGCCGCCGCACAAGAGGCGGCAGACAAGGCTCAGGCTGAGAATGATGCAGTCAATGAGATGACTGCCCAACTTGAAGGTCAGGCCGCTTAGTGCGGCCTTTCCCTCTTTCAACAAAACATGGGAGTAAACATGATTAAAAAAGAACGCCTTCTGTCAGGCTTTTATGGCAGATTTTTTACTGGTTTCTTCACCAAGCAGGACGGTTCGCGCCGTCCTGTCTGGGGTGTCATCAAGAATGACCCTAATGTGCCAGAACATTTGGCGGTAGTCTTTGACTTACACGCCAAGCAATATAGGCGGTTCGATATCAATCTGCCTTTCAACATTAGGTCAGGCAACAATTTTGTTGTCAGCAATTAATTTCAACAACGCATCGGGAGTTCATTATGCGTATTTCACAAGCTAGTGCCATTGTCGAGGCCGCTATCGACAACCAAATCAAACTGTTCGCCACAGATAATTATCGTGATGCACAGTTGCTCTACCCATACCTCAATGGTCGCGCTGGGATTGGCAAGACCTGCACAATCACTGGCATCACAGCTAGGCGTGACAACTGGACACATTACATCATGTCCTTAGCCCAGTTTGATGCTGGCGAGTTGATGGGTATCATTGCAAAAGATGGCGACAAGGCGGTGCGGCTCAAGCCTCACTGGCTGACTATAGTTGAGGAACTTGCCGCCACCCATGAAGTGGTGGTCTTGTTTCTGGATGAATTGCCGCAAGCGCCTATCGCAAACATGAATGTTGCCAGACAGATTGTGAATGAGCATCGTGCTGGCGAGTTTGCGTTGCCAAACAACGTGGCAGTCGTGGCGGCTGGCAATCGAGTATCTGACCGCGCTGGCGCAAACAACATACCCAGCCACCTCAAAGACTGTCTGCTGTTTCTCAATGTCGAGGCTGACGTTGAAGACACTGTGGCATACTTGAACGGTGTTGGCGCCCATCCAGTTGTCACGGCGTTTATACGCTATCGCCCCGAATTGCTAAACAAGGTCGAGCGAGACGCTGACAGCAATGCATCACCACGCTCGATGGAACGTCTGTCTTCTATTATCTCATGGGGGCTGGACGAGACACTTGAGCGCGAGGCTGTAGCTGGTCAGATTGGCGCTGGCAATGCGGCTGAATTTTATGGCTTCAAGCCTGTGTATGAGGCTGGTGCTAATGACATTGACAGCATCTTGTCTAACCCTGATGGCGCAGATGTCCATGAGGAGCCAAGCATCTGCTATGCAGTGTGTTCTGCTCTAGCGCATCGTGCTGATGACAAGAACATTGGCAACGTCATCAAGTATTTGATGCGCCTACCGCACAAAGAGTTTGCGGTGTTTGCTGTTAAAGACGCATACAACCGCAACCCTGCCATCAAGCAGACACAGGCGTTTCGCCAGTTCTTACTGACGCATGGCAAAGAGTTGATGCTCTAACATTTGATGGGGCGGTTCATGCCGCCCCATTTATACCATCGTACAAATTTTTCGGGAGTTCTAATATGGACGCACAAACTAAAATCGCTCGTGCAAAGACTAGGCTGGTACTTGACCAGCCATTCTGGGGCAACCTAACGCTAGGCACGCCTTTTCATCAAGACGATAGCATACCCACCATGTGTACTAATGGGAAGTATGTTAAGTGGGGTGAGGCGTTTGTCGATAAGTGTACAGACAAAAATGTGATGTTTACAATCGCACATGAGATTGGACACATCATGTTTGAACACTGCACACCTATTGATGAAATTGATGGCAAGCCTGTGAATGCTGAGGTTCAAAACATGGCTATGGATTATGTAATCAATCCTATACTTATTGACGGTAATGTTGGTGAGATGCCAGAAGGCGGCCTGTATGACCCTAAATATCATGGTTGGTCATGGCTCAAGGTTTACCGCGAGTTGATGAAGATGGATGAGAGCGACCGCCCTCAGCCACAGCCATGGGGTGGCAATGTTGGCTCACCAGAGGACAGCAACGGCAAGCCCATAGAGGGTGCAGAATTGGAGCAGTACAAGGCTGGCATAGCACAGCGTGTATTCCAAGCCGCGCAAGTCGCGAAGGCGGCTGGCAAGCTACCTGCGGCGATTGAGGAACTGGTCAAGACTATGCGGCGCTCTAAGGTTGACTGGTGTGACGTGTTCAATCGCTTCATTGGCGGCGAACAGCCAGACGACTACACATGGCGTAGGCCGCAAAAACGTCAGTGGTTCGACAATGATATCTATATGCCATCTATTGAGCGCATGGGTATCGGTGACGTTGTGGTTGCTGTAGATAGTTCAGCCTCAACTGGCGGAAATCATCGGGAATACTTCTTTGGTGTTCTTAATCAGGTTATTGAAGACCATAAACCTACTTCTGTCACAGTCATTACTTGTGATGCTAAGGTTCAAACCGTCAGGCGTTATGAGCAGGGTGAAATTGTAGAAGACATGGATGTTAAGGGTAACGGTGGCACTAGAGTGGAGCCAGTGTTCAGATATGTCAGTGAAGAAAACATCAAGTGCGATGCTCTTGTGTATCTCACAGACATGGGCATCTGGGATTTTCCAGACAACACGCCTGACTATCCTGTGCTGTGGGTGTCAACAGACCCACAGTGTAGTGACGCACCATTTGGTGAGACAACACGCATTGAGGTGGCGGCATAGTGCCGTCACCCCTTCATCTAATAGGAGACAATACATGAAATACACAATCGAAATGCACAGACGTATGCAATTTATCAAACAGCAGATTGCTGAGTGCCAGCGTCAGTGGGAAGACATATTGCCAAAAGATGTGGCGGGGCAGATTTGCAAAACAGGTCAATACGCTTCCCGCGCAAAGCATGGCCTTATGGAAAAAATGTCACAAGTAGAAGACAGGCTACGACAGGAAACTGGCAACAGGGATGCTTGGGATGGAGTTGCCTGTTATTTAAAAGAACTACGCAACAGCATAGCCCATGTGCGAAGTGAGTTGCGAGGCGGCGTTGAAGAGTATGCCCCTGTAAAACGTGCAGGGAAGTACGCCCAAAGACGTGCTGATGACTTGCTATCTAACGCATTCCCACGCACAAGCATAGACCTGCATGTCGGCGCTGGTCATGAAGTTGGGGCAAAACACAATGACGCAAGCACGAAATGGAATTTACGCAATGACGTAACAGTCGGCGTAGCATGGTTCAAGTCTGTCGGTAAGCGTGGCTTTGGCCTGATAAAAGCGCCAGAGGGTACGCTGTTTGTTCTTAGATGCAAGCCTCGCTCTGTTAAGTATGTAGACGAAGATGGTATGAATGCTTTTGAAGTTCAGGCTGTCGGGTTCAAGCATGGCAAGTGCTACGACATGAACGGCTGGCTGGTGACCCATCAATCCAGTGACCACAGTCACAAGTTGCCGCTAGTCTGTAAGTATACTGGTAGCATGAACTTTCCCCATGCTTTCGGTGTCAATCTGGGCAAGGCTCACAAACTGTTGCAACGGCGTACCGTTGCACATCTCACCAAACAACTTTGATGGGAGAAGTCATGGTAAATGTAGAAACCAGAATGGCATCTATTGTCATTCCAAACATGAATGAAGATGGGGACATTTTTGTCCCCATCCAAAGAGAAGCAGTTGAAATCTTCATAGATGATTTTGGCGGGGCAACCGCATATGAATGCAACGGCTTTTGGGATAAATCTCAAAAGGTCATATCATGTTTAAAGATTGACGTGGCTGTTGATATGTTGCCTTTGAGTATTGCAAAGTTTATGGCTGTCGCTGAATTGATTGCTTATAAACTGAACGTCCACAGTGTCATGGTGACTAAACCTGACGGCACTGTAGTATTTGTGAAAGGTGGTTTACACGATGACGCTAGTTAATATTACCCTTACCATTGACGAGGCTTACGCAGTCTCTGATGCAATGGAAGCACACATTGATGGTATGACCACAGCATACGGCAAAGGATTGCGTGAGAAGCTATCCTCAGCGCTGTCTGCTGATGCCACCATTGATGCGGCAATAGAAGACCATAAGTTTGCCACGGCTGTAGAAGATGCAATGGAGCAAGATGATGATTAGTTGGCATAACGCACCCAATTTCAAA